GATGATTAATTTAAGGACAAACTATTTAGGTTTAGGAGACAAAAAATAAATGGCTACAGCAATTCCAGTTTGGGCAAACCCACTAACAGAACCAAAAAGAAAATATAAGTTTATTCTTAACATCGCAGGCATCCCAGCTTATGTTGTTAAGACTACAGACAGACCAACAGTAACAGTTGGTGAGGCTAAGCATGAGTTTTTGGTTCACGATTTTAAGTTCCCAGGCAGAGTCACTTGGAATGATATTAGCATTAACCTAGTAGATCCAATTGATCCTGATGTCTCTAGTAGATTGCTAGCCCTAGTAAGAAATGCCGGTTATGTTTACCCTGGTGACTTTAGCGCATCCCCTTCAGATCCCAACTACCTAAGAAAGTCAGTTGGTAAAGCTAGCTTTATTGATCAGTTAGGTCAGGTTACAATTGATACACTAAACACTGCTGGTGAAACAATTGAGACTTGGAGACTCAACTCTGTTTGGGTCAAGTCAGTAACTTACAACCAGATGAGCTACAGTGATGAGGGCTTGATCGAGTTAGGCTTAACCATTTCTTACGATTGGGCTGAATTAGAGACTTTTAGTCCAACTGAATAATTTAAAGTCTAACTAATTATATTAGTATGGCTGGAACACTTGGAAATATAGCAAAGTATACCGTCTTTGACGGTCAATCACAATTGTTTAGAAACGATCTAGAGGTTTATGCTCAACAAAAGTTTCGTTTTGTAGCTTTAATTGATAACATTCCAGCTTTTTATATTAGTCGTATTGATCGCCCATCTTACACAGTATCAACCGTAGAACACGTTTTATTAGATCATGTGGTCAGATATCCAGTTAGAGTTAAGTGGGATCAAATTAGTTTTACAATACGAGAGATTTATGATGGTCAAACAGTAGGTTCTGTTGGTGGTAACGTTATGGCTAAGCTATTAGCCCACTCCTACTACTACCCAGACGACGTTAATACATCAAAGAATCTTGGTGTACTATCAGCTATCGCAAATCCTTTAGACACCGCCAGAGACGCTGCTTTTGGTACAAGAAATCTAACAAAAGAGAACCTAACAAGAGCATTAGGTAATCTAAAGATTGTTGCTTTAAAGCCAGATGGAACTACGTTTGAAACGTGGACAATTTATAATGGTATGATTACCTCTGTTAAGTTCAGTGATAATAGTTATTCAGATGAGGGCTTAACAGATATTAATGTTACGGTACAATATGATTGGGCTAAGTTAGAGCTTGGTCAAGGTTTATTTTAAGAGGTTTAAATGAGAAACAATGAGGGAAGAACTCAAATCCCTCCTGAGCTTCTAGAACAGTTTATGAAGCAGCAGGAAGAAAAGTTTGATAATCAGCAGCCAGTACCTGCTCCCCAAACAGTCCCAGCAGCCACAGGCTATCAAGTACCAACTGATTTTGTTGAGCTACCATCGAAGGGAATGTTTTATAGTCCAAATCACCCATGGCATAACAAAGAAAGCGTTGAAGTTCGCTACATGACTACAAAAGAAGAAGATATTTTAAGTTCCGAGGCTTACGCTAAGGCTGGCGTCATGTTCGACAGATTAATTGAAAGCGTAACCGTAGACAGAGTTGATTCAACTACTTTATTACCGGGTGATAGAAACGCCATTTTAATTAATGCTAGAAAGAACTCATACGGCAATGAGTACGAGTTTGTTATAGGTTGTAATACATGCCTCTCAGATGTAGAGTGTTCTATTAGTTTATCTGATCTTGGTTCTGTTGAAATAGATTTAGAGAGAGTTACAGAGAATAACACTGTTTGTGTAACTTTACCATTATCAAATAAAGAAGTTGAGTTCAAGATAATGACTGCTGGTGATCTAAAGCAAATTAATAAAGCAGCAGAACAACAAAAGAAGCATGGTATTCAACCAAATGAAACAGTTGAGCTTCACAGAAGAATGATTGTATCTGTGGACGGTAACAACAATCCAAATACAATTAATGGATTTGTACAATCAATGTTGCTTAAAGATTCAAAGTTTTTAAAGAAACAATACAATAGTTTTAGCCCCGATGTTGATTTCACTTTTCAGCAGGAATGTAAAGAATGTGGACATCTCAACAAAGGAGGTGTCCCGATCGGGGCAAACTTTTTTTGGCTTGTCGAGTGAATACTTTAAATCTGTTTATGAACAGATATTCTTAATGGTATTTAAATCAAACTTTAGTTTCACTGAAGCTTATTCTCTTCCAATTAATTTAAGAAACTGGTTTTTTGATAAACTTTTGAAATATCACACTGATGCTAATAAAGTTGATAACTAATCTAATTATAGAGAGGTGAAATACATTGCCAATTACGGAAAAATTGTTAGCTGATGCTTTAGCAGGACGAATAAATCCTAGTGATATTACTAGTGAAGTTAATAAAGGTTCGTTAAGCCCAGGCGAAGGTAAGCGACTAAAGGAAGCTATCTCTTCTGGTCAAAAGTCTAGAACTGGCGCTAGTAAATCTCTTGGAAGCTTAACCGGCGAAGGTAAAAACTTAGCAAATACATTTATCGCCATGACTGGTGGCGCTACAGATTTTGAAAACGCTTTAAAGGATTTAACCGAAACAACTTTAGAAAATGCTAAAGCTCTTTCTCAAGTTAGCTCACTTTCAGATCTTACAATCACAAGCCTAAAAACTCTTGGAAGTACAGCTAATGTTCTTATGAAAGCTTTTAGCGGTACTGTTACTAGGATTGAAGATTATAGAATAAGTTTAAATCGTAGTGGTGTTGATGGTAGAAAGTTTATTTTAGAACTAAGAAGGCAGCAAGATGCTCTTAGCAACTATAATGTTACTTTCAAAACTCTGAACGCAGCGTTTGAAGATTTCCAAGACAACTTAGCGGGCGTATTATCTAGAGGATACCCACAGCAAAGAGAAGCTTTGCTAAGAATTGCCGCTGTTAATAAAAAATTTAATATTGATATAAGTACTTCAACTAGATTTATTAATCAGCTAGATACTGGTTTACAGCTTACTGCTGCTCAAACAGATGTATTTTCTAGAAGACTACAAAAGTTTGCTTTAGATACAGGACAACCAGTAAAGAAAGTCTTTAATGACTTCACTGCTGCCGCTGGGGACTTCTTTGTAGAGTTAGACCCAGACAAGGCTCTAAGAAAATTTACAGTTTTCCAACAAGTGGCTCGTAGATTAGGAACGGATGTATCAAACTTAACAAGATTAACAGATCAGTTTGAGACCATTGAAGGTGGTATGGAGTTTGGTGGTAAGCTCAACATGCTTCTTTCAAACTTAGGTGGTTCATTTGACGCAGTTCAAGCTACCCTTATGAGCCAGCCTGAAAGAATGCGTTACATTGCTGAACAAGTCGGACAAGTCGGTGATCGAATTCGCGGCATGAGCGATATTGGTCAGAGAGCTATTTTAAGAGAGTTGGCTGGTACATTAAACGTAGATGTGGCAACAATTAGATCTTTAATAAACAGAGATAAATCAGCAGAGATTCAAAAGTTTGTTACAGGGACTACAAGCCTAGCGGCTATGACCACTGAAGATCAAGCTCGTATGGCTAGAGAAATGACAAAAAGATCAGAAAAAGCTCAAATTACTAATGAACAATTAATGGGTAAGTTCACAATTGGTGTTGAAAAACTAGCTCAATCTGTAACCGATATTAAACAATTTGGTTTTCAGGAAGCTCAGCGTAGATTATTGGGTAAATTAGATCAGTTTACTCCTTCAATTGATACCGCCGCAAAAGCAATTGATAATTTTGCTGTAGAAGCAAAAGCTGGTAATATTAATACAACACAGTTGATTGAAACGTTGAAACAATTAATAAATGGACAGACGGTCCAAGCAAACGCCATTATGGCTGCTTTGAAAGGCAGAGGTAATATGACCACCGCAGAAATCGCTGCCTATAAACAAGTAATGGCAACGATGGGTCTCTCTGGAGTCGTTAAATAAGAGGATAATAAATTGCATAATAACGCAGACGCATTAAAAGTTTTAAAGAAGACGCTACAGGAAGATCAAAAGCTTCAATACTCTTCTAATGAAGAAAGAGAGCTTAGATTAAAATATCCTTTTGCTAACGTGTTTATTCAGTTTCCTACAACTGGAGAAAGTCTTACTTTCCCAGCTTACATGAAAAACTTACAAGATAGCTTTAGTCCCAAGTTTAACACTATTGATGTATTTGGTCGTGTAGA